GCCGAGCCAATCGTACAAATCTGTACTGAATGGTATCGCACTTCTAACTTCGGTGAACAAAAAATGCAACAAGTGATTTGTTGCCACCACGAGGGTGTTTCCTCGGATATTCCAGGAGCATAATTATATGCCAACTGCAGCTAACATTGTTGTAAATGATAGCGTTCCCGTGGCTCATACCTATGAGCCCATCTCGGTTCTACCTGAACGAACCCGCCTGGTGGACAAAACATCGTCTACCTCAGCAGGGTTCGGTGTCATTCAGGTTGGACTGAGCGAATCCCGGTCTAACCGGCCTACTAATCGGGTAAGTTTGAAGTTCTCGGTGCCAACAGAGCAAACCGTTGATTCGGTTACTACTGTGGCATACACCGCGAGGTGTAACGCGGACTTCATACTGCCCGAGCAGATGACGCAAGTGGAAAGAGAAGACTTTATCACCATGTTTGGTGGTATTGTCATCGATCCGCTTGTGTTTAATTACATCGCCGACTTGGATCCAATGTACTAGGGTTAAACCCTGGTACAAACGATTCTCGTTTGCTCTGTAACATCCGTAAACATTTTCTACCCTTTAGGTAGAAATTAAGTAGGAGATAAGCCGTGTCTAATTGTTTCGCAATAGACAGTAGTTCTGGCTTTCGGTTAGAGCTAAGCACTGTACAGCGATTGTGTGAGATCATCGATACCCCACGGTCTCTTGCTGTTTCTCTGCTGTTAAAGGCAGAAGAATGGCAACAGTATTTGGACCTTCCGTTTGATCATAGTCTTTACGAGGACGTCAGCAATTTCGCTGACGACTACCTCGTGACTGAGATCCTTCGGAAAAGCCCAAATTTACCGTTAGGTATTGATCGCAAACACGTCGCGCTTCAGGGGTTCATTACCTCTGAGGCTCAATGCGCAGCTACCAATGAGAGACTCTTAGGTGGAGACTTGCCAGAATGGATCCATCCATTCCAGCGGAATCTGCTTAAGATTCTCGGCCCATTAACTCGTGATAATCTTCGCATGTTAGAAGATAACATGAGGTTTGGGCCTGGTGCTAGCACTGGTGTACGCGGGATTGGGAGCGTAGCTTCCGATAAATACGATGAAGAAATTCATCTGACCGCGAGCCTTATTCCCTTCTTCCGCAGTATAGTAGGAGATCGCTGGTGGGAACACCAGAACTCTTGCCATACTGTGGTTGATGGGAACAGGTTCACAACCGTTCCGAAAAGTGCTAAGACTGACCGCGGAATTTGCGTTGAGCCCACGCTGAACATGTACGTTCAGCTTGGTATCGGTGCAATCCTCCGAAGCCGGTTAAAGCATTTTGGAATCGATTTGTCAGACCAAGGGGTGAATCGTGATTTAGCAAAACGAGCGTATAGTGATAATTTATGCACTATAGACTTGTCCGCTGCTTCTGATTCACTTTCTTGGGGCCTTATCACACGCTTTTTTCCAGAGCGCTGGGTTGATCTATTAGATCTTGCCAGGTCTCCTAAGACAAAACTCCCTGACGGGAGCTATGTCGAATTGGAGAAAATATCATCTATGGGAAATGGCTATACATTCGAATTAGAGACATTAGTCTTCTATGCCGTTTGTATGACCATGGTACCGATAGATGAGATGTGTGATGTGAATGTTTACGGGGACGACATAATATGTCCTCGCAAATATTCGGCTTCTGTCATCGATGCCTTAGAGTTTCTTGGCTTTAAGGTGAACACGCAAAAAAGTTTCCTGGCAGGAAACTTTTTTGAATCATGTGGCACCGACTGGTTTAAAGGACATAATGTCCGTCCGTTCTATCTGAAAGGCGGTAGCGGAAATATTCCGTACCCCTTATCGATAGCTAACGCCTTGCGAGTTTATGCAAGTCGTCGTATGGACAACCAGTTCTGTGATGCCCGATTCAGAAGACTCTGGCTTGAGATATATTGCACTATTCCGGTAATATGGAAAAAGTGCAAAGTTCCCCTATGTTTTGGGGACGTCGGCGTTATTGTCTCACGACAAGAAGCGACGAATGTCTCGAGGGCCAGAGACGGAATCGAAGGATACGCAGTCCTTCACATGGTCCAAAGACCCGTGAAGATTAGGAAGCAAACCTTTGGTTTTCTTCTTAGTATCCTTGCAAGAAGGGTTCCACCTGAGTATTCACTACCCACGAAGGGATTTGAACCCCGACGTGGGCTGCTCAGGCTACCCGTTCCAAGAAAGACCATCTGTTCTAGATGGTCGTGCGGTCTCGAGTGGCTCCTTTAGTGAGAGCCTTTCGATTCTCCC